ATCTTGAAGATTGTGTTTGGTCATCCAACCATCGGAGTTAACTACAAAACTTTTACCATCAATAATAGTTTTAGATAATGTGTCGTCTTCAAGATTGTATGATGAATCGTATTCTGGATATCCCATACGTGTATTATAAACATAACCTGTAGTCATCGACTTTTCTTGAAAATTAGATAATATATACAGTCTCTTTGATAAGCCATGTTTAAATTTATCAAAGAATGAATAATTAGCACCAAGAGAATATTTAGATCTAGATTCTGTCTTAAAAGGAATTATTTGGATATATTCGCTTTCAACAAGCCCAATGATTATTTGAATTATTTGAATAATTTGCATATACCCAAATAATTCAAATCCAGCAGGGTGTATGATTTCTTTTATAATGCTTCCATAATCATCAATATCTTTTTGTGTTTTTACTGCATAAGAATATTCTTGATAATAATAGCTATCTTGAAGATACATATTAGAAGATAATTGACCTTTATTACCTTGATAATATCCAGCAATTGGTGATGAATACTGGCCACCATTTGCTACACCAACAAAACCAGAACCTGCTTCTTGTCCACTAACTTTAAGATAATAATCACTAGATATACCAATTGGCGAGTCTAGTATAGAAATATTTATAATAGATCTTATATCCTTTTGTGATACAGAATCAATAGACATATAACCCACATAAGGAGGAAACTCAATCTGTATTATATCTCCAACTAAAATTTGACTACTGGTAATATTTCTGTTGTCAAATCTAAAATCAGATAACACAGTGCCATTAATTAGAACGTTTAACTGAGATTCATTAAAAAATCCTGAAACCCGAGAGTCTACCAAACCATCTTTATCTGCCTCTACCGTGACTTTATAAGGACTCAATTCTTCTGAAAATTTAATTTCAAGACCTTCTTGATATCCAGAGCCACCTGATTCAATATTAAATGATCCTATAGTGGGTAATAGCCATTCTTTTTTTGTTTTGCCTTCGGGATTAATTTGATAACCATCTTTGAATGTACCTACTATATTGCTAATAGTTAACTCAATTAAATTATACTGGCCTGAGTATTTATTTTTAACTGATTCAACGTTGGCATAAGCATATTCAAATACATTAGGAAATAATTCTCTCTCTTGAACAATTCTAGATAGTTCGAAGTCTTGTATACTTCCCCCTGAATTAGTAATGAGCATTCTAAACTCATTATTAATCCAAACACCATCAGACGTTTTTAAAATATTTTCTTTTGGCAAATAAATTTCTGTATTTTGTTCTCCATATAGTAATTTAAACAAAAATTTATATGATTGATTAGAACCGCGAGAACTGTTAAATTTCTTTGACCATTTGATGAACAACTCTTTATCTAAAAGAATAGAGTCTGGTGTGTCAACTAAGTATTCATTTTTCATTGCACTAATAAAATCATCTATTGAATTATTAAAGTCAAGATGAGATAAGTGTTCCCTAATCGCATGATACGGATTGCCTTCTTGTGACATCCATTCATAATAAGCTTCTAAAAACGAAACAAAGTTAGGATACTTCTCAATTATATGAGAAGGTATCTGTGAAATTATATTATCTCTTATACTGGGCATAATTAAATGCCTCTTGTATTTGTTTGGATTAGTTCAATGTTGCTTTGATCAATTTTAACGACTTGATTTTGGTTCACATAAAAGTTATCTAATAGAGGCTGAACAAACACTCTAAGATTATCCCCTTCAATAATATTCAGTTCAAATTCAACTTTGCCGCTTTCGTAGTCAATGGTTCCGATATTAGAAGTTTGTGTTATTGATGAACTGTCCACATAAGACAAAACAATGTTTCCTTGCATGTCGTCACGAACTTTTTCGTTGGTTGAATTATTGGCTACAGAAAATCCATCAATAGCCAGAGAACCAGCATAGATTTTATTCATGAAATTAACTGAGTACACCGGATTTTCAAAGTTCAAAACATCAATGTCTTTATACACAACCTTTTCAATGTCTACGCTTGTAATGCCAGAGATCATTTTTATTCTTGAAATCAGTTCGGATGGATTCAAAAACAATCCAAAATCAAAAATTTCATTATTATAATTTTTAACTATTTCTTTAATGACCACAACAAGACTTGAAAAGTTTAAATTAGTGCTTCTGCTATCATAAGAAAACATAATGTGTAAGTTGGCATTAAAAATAACAGCATCAACGATTGTAGGTGTAATAGATCCAACATTTTTTGAAGAAAGATATGACACCATCTGTTGTTTTATAGATGATGAAATTTTTGCTCTATCACTCAAGATAGAAATGAACACATTTCCATAAGCTGGTGGAATGTTTTTTTCTCCACCCCACGCAATAGCAGACCTAATAAAAGGAAATCTGCTTTTCAAGATAGGAATATAATCATTTTCTGTTAGCGCCCTGTCTTGTGCCTGATAGATTTTTGGAGCCTGAAAACGAATAGATTCAATAGACTCTCTATCTGACCCACCATAAGCAGCGGTTGTTACTGTAGTTATAATATTGCTGTATCCAGATATTGTTGATGCTGGAACCAAGTTAGTCAGTCCATTTGCGCTGTCTTTCTCGGTTGCAATATATGTGATGGTAACAATATCCCCATCAGAAGGCTCAAGACCTAGAATGTTCTTACCAAACTCAACAACAGATTGTGTATACTGATTTTCTCCTAAAAAATAAAGCAGTGAGGTGTTACTGAATTGATCAATGCTTGTAGCCTTTGTGTAAGGCGTAGAATTTACATTGATCAACATTGTTGATGTGTCAGCATTTGTATTAGAAATATTAATAGACTGACCAGAATACGTGTATCTTTCTGTGATACGCTGTCCCTGATACAAGTCTACATCAAATGCTTTATAAGACTGAGATACGTTTGAATAAGAAAGAACAAAAGAATCTTTATTGACAAATGTGAATGAAGTGTTTTCGCTTGATGCAATAAATTGTGTACCCGCATCCATTACAATAGAACTAGAAATGTTAGTTTTTTGTACGGGAATAACTTCAATATCACAAATAATTCGTGAAGCCGTAGTTGATTTTGGAACATACGACAACTTTTGTGAATGTGATACCACGTTTCTTCGAATTTGTGCCGTGTCTAGAAAAGACTCATTGGCAACCATATTAGCTTGATACGAAGTAAAGCTTGTGTTATAAACCAAAAGATCAACAATGGTGTTGATAGCTGAACCTTCATAATCAATGTCTGAGAACTCAGGTTTTTCTTGAACAAAACTAATAAGACTCTGCTTTAAGTCTTCGGTGTCCAAAGATGTGACATTAAGTTGGTTAGCCATGATATACCTTTTTTAAAAATTAATGCTTAATTGTTGTTCTTCTAATGTATTTATAACAGAATAGTAAATGTTTATGGTGATTGCGTTAGGGTCATCAGGAGTGAAAACTTCAACCTCAATAATTTCTACTTGCGGTTCAAAGTTTTCAATAGCACGAATAACGTTTTGTCGAATACCCTGAAAAAATACATCACCTACATTATTTTCAAACAAAGAAGATTTTACATTTGTTCCGTACTCCACAAAATACCCACGTTCGTAAAAATTAGTGAGTACGATGTTTCGAAGCGACTGATTGATTGCAGCCACACCAGACTTAGTAGCCAGATCGCCTGTTAGTGGGTGTGTTGTAAAAGAAATATCTATATCACGGCGCATACTAAAAAACCTTTTCTGGAAATGATGCAGGACTGCCATTTGGCATCATTTCTGTTACTATCCACGTTACTTGTGGTAATGCTATGGCTTCTATATTTTCCATTAAATGGTTCATCACAGGATATTTATACTCAGTTGTAATGCTTGCTAAAATTGCATCCTGAAATGCTGCAATTTTAGAAGGCGCATCATTAACTACAGATATAACAGACACACCACCATGTAAAGGTAATCCGTTTATTACAAGAACGGTTCCCCAGTAATTAGCAAGTGCTGTTGCAAAATCAATAATAGAATTACTAAAAGTTCTCATAAAGGATTCTATTATTATTGGTTGTTGTGCGCCATGCACAGAACCAAGCACAACCCCCTCTAATGAATATTCTTCATACGATGATGCAAAAGAAGATGGATAATCACCCACTGGTTGTGTGATACTTCCATCGTCATTTGTTTTTGAAACAAACTTGTTTTTGTCTGGCGTAAACTCATCAACAACATCATCCCAATCATCAGGCTTTTCCGGTTGAACCAGTGATATGTAGTTGTTCATGAATGATTCAAAACTATATGAGAATGTATTTGGAGTAAGCATTATTGATTTGTGTTTACCTTTGAATAGACAGCACCGCCCTTAGCACCAGTACCGGGAACAAATGGGCCTAGTGTACCAGTTGCGGCTGGACTTGTGGGGAAGCCAATGTTGCCGATGTGTGTATGGTTATTTAACCAAGGCACCAATTCACTTACAATCCATAATGCTAATTTGTCGCCTAGTACAGAAGGTTCAACAGCAGCATCTTCACCAAGTTGAATTTCTGGCGCTCTTAGTGTATCTTTACCCTCTACATCATGTGTTCTAGTTTTTGCAATGGTGACATCTTGACTACCATTAACAACTAAATCATCATTACCACCAACATATTTAGATACATTTCCCTCGATACAAACGTAATCATCACCCATCACAATAGAATAATCATCCTTGACAACCTTAACTACCTGTGATCCATTTGGGTGTATTTCATAAAATGTTCCTGTTTTATGATATACATGAAGTCTTTCAGCACCTTCTGTATCATCTGTTTCAAACGTGTGTCCCGAATTTGATTCTGTTACTTTGTTGTTTGGATATACACTGTTATAAGGTGTTTCTGGTTCTGACCATGTTGATTTGGTTGTATTTACGTTATTGCGTACACTGTCTTTCTTTTTCTTGACAATTGTTTCATCAATGTCTTCATTTCTGGCAAGCTTGTTGATATCGTTTATACCATCAGGTATACCGTTCAAAGAACCAATAATCATTCCGTTTTGTAATGTCTGATCAATAAAATAACCAAACACCATAGACCCAATATTATATTTTGGGTTTGTTCCTATGCCATTTTGTGATTCGGAATTGTTGACCACACACATGAACCACTTCAATTGGCTTGTGGGCAATTCTGACGCATTCTCAGAGTGATAAGAGACTACCCTGACCCGAACTCTACCTAATTTTTCTGGGTCGTTCACGTCCTCTACAAAGCCCCAGAATGGAATAAACGGCGTTCCTATCATTTACCAACCTCAAATGCGTCTTTAACTAATTTCATAGTTTGTGTGTATTGAGTTCTTTTTAGTGTGTGTTTTATTTCAGCTACAAGAAACTTACCAGAATAGGGGTCTGGGATTTTTCCTTTGTTAGCTTCTGTACCCCACACTGGCAAAGCACAAATAATGATGCTTCCACACACGTTGTTTGTATCACCAAACACGGTTATTCTTGCCGCATATCTCTGTGTGTTTAAAATAGTGTTGATATTTTTTAACCTAAAGTTCTGAAAAGGTTTCTGAAAATCATCAACATAGGTATAAAGTTTGTCTGTGTTCTTGTTATTTACTAGCTCATTATTAAGGTTTGGAGTCTTTGCCAGCGAATTTGTTTTGTTAAACTGGCTTATATTGTCATATTCACTTTTGTAGAAGCTTTTTTCAAGCAAATTTAAGTTTGTGCTACTTGAACCCAACACACCATCATCAATCTGTTGCATGAAATCAGGGACATCAATAATAGAATAATCTTGAATGGCTGAAAATGATTCTTCTTCTTTTTTTGAAACATCATAATAAATGTTGGCTGTCTTATATTTGTACTGTGTTACTGGGTCTTGCTTGTACAAATATTCAATAGGCAAATAACAAAATTGTTGATTGTTCTCAAAGTAAAGATACCCGCTTTCATTGTTAACTGACATGGAACGGCGCGACAAATTAGCAATGACCTGAATCGGGTTTTGATTAGCCCCTACAAAGTGATTAATTTCTTTTGTTTCTACGCTTATCAATTTCTTAGTCGAAATTTTTTCATGAAGAGACTTGACAATATTAGAACACACATCATTATATGATTTGGTGACTCGTGTTCTTGAATTGTTAATAATTTCATCTGAACAAAAATTTAAAAGCAACCCCGATGTGTGTTCGTTAATGCGTGTTGGTGGTGAACACTTATACACAATTCCACTGACTGAAATTTCTTTGTTGGTTCCAGATGTTTCAAAAACAATCTCAACACGTTCGCCGTTCCCTAGAAAGTTTTCATTGTAAATTGAATTGGTATCCATGATTGTGATATTTCCAGACATACCAACACTGAACATGGATTCATAAATAGAAAC